AAATTCCATGTCTTTCTGGGAGGTGTGCGTCTCGACCCACTTCGCCCCGTGTTCGAGCACCGCCACCGTGTGCGCGTTGTTGACCCCGCGATGTGACTCAGCCCAGCGATCTTGGAACTCGTTCCACTGCGGGTCGGCCAGGTGCACCGGCAGCTCGATCACGCCGCCGGGCAGGGCACTGTTCTGGAAAAACTTGCGGTTCCACTCGGCGGCGTAGGCGGCGCCCCAGATGTTATTCATCAGCGTCTGCACGACACCGGCGCCCCGGTAGACGTCCCACGGCGCCGGCGTACGCATCATGATCACTTCATCGGTGCGCAGCGGGATGAGCTGCCCGTCCGGCGAGCGGTAGACGTAGCCGGAGATGAACGTCTTGGGGTCGCGCACCGGCGCCATGCGATCGGGGCGCACCGGCCAGAGCTCGATCGGGCGCCGGCCGAGATAGCCGACCACCCACCAGCCCTCGCCGACGAGATCAACGTGCTGCTGTGTCGACTCGACGAACAGCTGCGAGGTGAAGTGATCATTCGGCTTGTTCCACACGGACAGCGCCGGATGCGCGTCGATGAGGCGCACGCCGGGCGCCTCGCACTCGTCACACACCGTCGACTGCGGCAGGCCGGTCTCATGCATGTGCCAATCGACGGCGGCGATCGACGTCGACAGCTGATTGATGATCGCGAACAGCGTGCCGTTGCTGCCGGTCGCTTCGAGGGCGGCCGTCGTATCGGCCTGCGGTCCGCCGCTGAATGCGCCGAACACACCCCCCGCGCGGCGCGGCGTATACGGCACCGGTGCGTCGTTGCGCGGCCGGGCGACGGCGCCGCGCACGGCCGAGAGCAGCTCGCCGACCGGTGATCTCACTGGCGCTTCACCGACCACTCCAGCACGAGCAGCGACACGCCGCCGATGGCCAGGCCGAGAGGATGGCTCACCTGCCAGCCCGCCACCGACAGCAGCGCGAACGAGCCGAGCAGCAGTGCGAACCGCAGGACGACGACGAGCGCCGTGCGTACCTGCCGGCCGCGGCGGCGCAGCTGCACAGCCAGCCACGCGGCGAAGATGCCGAGCAGGCTCTTACGCCCGGTCATTGACCATGTTGCGCTCACCATGGCCGCGATGGTACGCGATCAACGGCCGAACGTCACCGACCGCGCGATCAGACGTCCCACTCCGAGGCCGGAACGACGCGACCGGCGCCGTCTGACTGCGCGTGCTCGATGACGATGATCGGGTCGGCCGCCCAAATGTCGCAAGCATCGAAGTAGTTGCGCACGTCTTCAAGATCGCCGCGCACGATGTCACACTCACGCTCGCGTGCGCCGCCCGGCTTGATGCTCGTGTACTCGACCCGGTAGTTCGTCATGCCATTAGTCTACCATGCATCGCAGACTGGCGCTAGCGCCCGCGCGTTTTGAGCACGCGGATACCGGGCACGCCGCCGAAGTCGCGGTGCGCCACCATGTAGCGCTTGGCGTCGCAGCCGTGATCATTCTCTTTCTGCGGTTCCTCCTTGGCCGGCCGCCCGTCCGGGCCCTTGTTCCAGACGTAGCCGGTCATTTCCTCGGCGGTGCTGGCAGGCTTGCCCGCGGCGACGAGCGTCTCATCGCGCTGCACTACGGCGTCGCGCATGATGAACAGCCGCGGTAGGCCATCCTCCTGCACCCGTAGCCGCGCCTGCACCGACTCAAGGCCAGGCTTCACCGCTTTCTGCGCGGCGATCGTCGAAAAGCCGATGTGCCGGTCGAGGGTGGCGCGGTCCTCGGCGTCGTGGTCACAGATCACGGCGACCGGCCGGGGCTCGATCCACTGCCCGCCCGGCGCGACGATGGCCATGATGTCGCGCGCGTGGTCCTCGACCAGACGGCCGGTCATGTAGATCTCGCGGTACAGCCACAGCCGGCCGTCCGGATCTTCGGCCCAGCACTGCAACACGAACGGGTTGCGGTAACCAAAGTCGACCGACCAATACCGCGTCCACTGCTCCGAGCCCGGCGGCAGCGCATCGACCAAGTGAACCTTAGGATTCCACTCCTCATAGATCAGGCCCTCGGCAGCGACCCACAACCCGCGGCGCAGCCGCCAGTAGCGCACGCCGGTGAGCTTTTCCAGCCGGGCCATGTACGCCTCACCGGCCGGCGTCGCCTTGCCCTGCGCATCGAAGTATGCAGGGTTGTCCTCATGCACCGACTGCATGAGGGTGAGCGCGCCGGACAGGTGACGCTGATAGAGGTAGTGGTGCTCGGCGTCGGGGTTGCACATGCCGATGAGCTGCGAATACGGCATGTTACCCGCCCGGCCACGGGTGAGGAGAGCTTCCCAGTCCTCGACGAACGTCTCGGTCGCCTCATCGACGACGATCAGATCGTAGGCCGTGCTCATGATCTTGGTCGGCCGGTCGAGTCCGCCGATGACGACCGAGCTTCCGTTGCGCTTGTACCGGTACTGCGCAGGCTCCGAGGCGCTGCCGCCGTAGTACTCGACCTCGCCGATCGCCAGGCTCGGCGCGGCGACGTGCTTACGCCAGGTCTCCAGCGTCGAGGCGCCGAGCGAGACGAGCGTCTTACGGCACAGCAGATGCCGTGACCCGGCGTACTTCATCGCCGCGAGGTGCAGCTTGTACAGCCCGCCGAAGCTCTTGCCGGTGCCCGCCGGCCCGGACACGAGCACCTCGGGAGCCCGGCAGGACAGCAGCCGCCGCTGAGCGCCGCGCAGCTCGATGCGGCGCTCGGCGACAACGGTCATGGCGAGGTCGGCGCCGCCCGGCCGGGGCGCTGCCGCTCAGCCACGGCGCGCATCCCCCGGCAGCGTGATCTGCACGTTCGACATGCCGGGCACGCCCTGCAAGAGCTTCGAGCGGTTGGCCTGCGCCTCGATCTGCTCGATGATGCCCTTGAGTTTGGTCTGCACGGCGATCTCGTAAGCGCTGTGCGCCTCGTCGTCGAGGGTGCCGAACAGCGTTTCGACGAGCGTCTGCAACCGCACGGCGATGACGTCGTGCGGCGCAATGCCGATCTTGTGCACCTCGGCCAGGCGCTTGAGCGCGAGGTCGTTGATCTTGCCGAGCTGCTCGGCGAGGTGCCGCGCGCGGGTCGCCGCCGTCGCCTCGTCGGCCTCGGCAGCGAGTTCGGCGAGTTCGTTCAGCGCGTCGCTGGCTCGATCAAAGCTCACAGCTGCTCCAATTCCTCGGGGGTCGCATTGATCACGTAATTGATCGTACCATCGACTTCCGCGGAAATCTTTGCCGGCGCATCGAGGCCGAGCAGCTTGCGCCGCGACTCGCTGTAGCGGATCAGCCGGTCGGCCGCGGCCAGGTTCGGGCCGTCGTCGATGACGTCCTCGAACGTCACCGACCCGTCCGGCTGCTCGACCTCGCGCCGCACGATGCGGCCGTTGCCGTGCGCGACATGCACCTTCTGCATGATCCGATTCGCCTCGGCAAGCGCCGATTCGATGATCATGAGTTCCTTGGCGCGCAGCTCTTCGGCGGCGAGGTTCTGCTCTTTGATCGCCTCGGCGAGCGCCGCCTTGACGTCGCGGCCGACCTGCGACTTGCTCGTGTAGCCGAGGCCGGCCTCGCGGAAGATGCGCTCCATCGACCAACCGGCGACGTTGAGCCTGCACGCCTCGGCGCGTCGCTGCGCCCTGAACACCTGCGCCGACGCTTGCTCTTTCGGCGCCGGCGCCGCCCCGCGTCCCATCGTGATCTGTCCCGTGCTTTGCGTCTCAGGCCCGGGAAACGCCGCGGCGAGCGCCGCGCGAACGCACGGTCGTCAATCCCCTGTCGGCCGCGACCCGCAGATACTTGTGCGCGGCGCCGTAGGACCACGAGCGCTCGGATGCGAGATCGCGAATGGACAGCCCGCGGTTGTACGCCGCCGCGAGTTCGGCGAGCGTGTCGCCGGTCACAGTGATCACGTGTCGAGGCATGGCGATCACTGTACCCGATCACCCGGCCGCCGGCGCCCCGCCCACATCGCGAATCGCGCCCTCACGCGGCAGCAACGACATGCCCTCACGGATGTAGTCGCATTTCCGGCAGATCAGCAGCCCGGCCCATGCCGGCACGACGCCGTCGCGCAGCAACGAGGCGAGCGCCTCGGGCAGCACGCGGCCGTGCCGCGGGTGCGGCAGGAAGCCACGGCGCTTGCCGCAGTAGCCGCACCGCACGTTGAACGGCTTCACCTGGTCGGCCATTATCGCCTCACCCATCCCGGTAGCGCACTGTCGATACGTGCCGAGGCATACGCCACGGTGAGCAGCTTGCGAATCTCCCCGGCCGAGGCGCCCTCGGGCACCGGCAGGCCGAGGCGCCTGGCCTCGGTGCGCGGCGACGCCGAGCGCCAGCCCATCGAGGGCACGAACTGCGCGCGGCCGGCGCCGTGGCGGTAGTCCATCGCGTCGCGCTCGTCGTCGCTGACGTCGCCGGTCGCGTGCGCCATCGCGTAGCTGAGTTCGGACACGCGTTCCATGACCCATCGTGAATCGCCTGCGCGCGTCCGATGGACGCTGACCACCCCGTACCCACCATCGACCCGCGGCAGGACGGCAACGTAGCGCTCAGGCGCGGCGATGAACCATACGCCGCAGTAGGTGCGCAGCCATCCCGCGTCACTGCCCTCGAACAAGTCGACGATCTCGTGCACGATCCTGCCGTCGCGGTACTGCGGTTCATCGAGGCCGAACAGGCTGTCGAGCTGCTGCTGTTCCTCGGCGTTGTCGTGTTCGGCCTCTTCGAGCGCGTCGCCCTCTTTGTCGATGTCGTCCGGATCGAGGACGTCGAACCGCGCGCCCTCCTCCCCCCACAACTCGACGGGCGCGGCCAGGCGATGACGGCCGGTCGCGCCGACGACATCGAGCACGATGCAGTCGGCTTTGTCAGGCCAGAGGCGCAGCCCCCGGCCGACCATCTGAATGAACAGCGCCGCTTGCATGGTCGGCCGGGCCACGACGACGCACGAGGTCATCGGCAGGTCGGTGCCCTCGGTGAACACCATCGCGTTGCAGAGGATCTGCACGTGCCCGTCGCGGTACGCCTGCAAGATGCGCCGGCGCTCGTCGCGCGGCGTCTTGGCGCTGACGACCTCGGCCGTAAATCCCGCCTCGCGCAGCGCGTCACAGATCACGTGCGCCGTGTCGACGAGCGGGGCGAACAGGATCGTCTGCCGATCCGGCGCGTGCTCGCGCAGCGCCTCGACGATCTTTTTCGGCGCCATGCTCTCGGAGAACGCGCGGCCGAGCCCGGCCGCCGAGAAGTCGCCCGCAACCTTGCGCACGCTGCGCAGGTCGAGATCGTCGACCCGCACCCGAATGCCGACCGGCCGCACGAGGAAGCCATCGGCGATCAGTTCGGCCGTGTCTTTGACGTAGACGACGTCTTGCCAGATGTCGCCGAGCGCCCGATCGTCGCCGCGCGCCATCGTCGCCGTGACGCCGAGCGCCTTGGCCCGGCCGTCGAAACACCCGAGGTCCTGCATGACGGCGAGATACGAGTCGGCCGCGGCGTGATGCGCCTCGTCGACGATGACCAGGCCGACGTCGCGCAGCTGCGCCCGGCGCAGCGGCGTGGCGAGAGTCTGCACGCTGGCCGAGATCACGTGCCCCTGTGTCTCGTTGCGCCCCGCCATGACGATGCCGACGCGCAGATCGGGCGCGACGTCGCGCACCTTGGCGGCGTTCTGCTCGACGAGTTCCTCACGGTGCGCGAGGACGAGCGTGC